TTCAATGATGGTTATATTGACTCCTCTGTCAGGGGTATTGGTATTCTCTGTCAGGGGTATAGGACACTGTGTCAGGGGTCTGGTATTCTCTGTCAGGGGTGACACTGTGTCAGTGGTGACACTCTGACAGGGGTTTATAATGTAGTCTGTTCGTTTGCCAGTGCAAAATAACCTTGATAAATGACCGGCTTTTTCCAAGTCATTTATGGCGCGTCTTACAGACCTTTCATTAAATCCTGTGCGCTGTGCTATTGTCGCCGCCGATGGATAGCACCTACCACTATCATCTGCAAAATCAGCAAGGCAGATAAGTACGAGCTTTTGCGTAGGCGGTAAATCTAACGGCCAGCAAGCCGATTGTATTTTTATGCTCATCAGAAGCCAATCCTTTCGCAGATTTCAGCGATAGCGGCATCATATTCTGCTTGCGTTGCGTTTGGGTTATTGGCTATGAATGATTGCTTCAGATAGCAATACATTTCGTCGAGACAGTCGTACCTATTAGGGAATCTTTCTTCTAGCGGGGTCGGGATTTTATTGTTCATGTGATACCTCTCAGTATTCTCTCAGTTATAGATCACAGCGCCCCTCGACCTGAGAGTCATCGCCTACGGGGATCAATCCGTAAGTGGGGCGTGTGATTGCCTTTCGGCATCAGCGGATTATATCACCGCCTTTGCCATAATCAACTACAATCTGCTATAATCATGTTTCAGCGCAGTGTCAGGGTAAAGCGATTGCCAGCTTTGTACAGAGTGAGGTTTTCGGGCTTGCCACTGCGCTTTTATTAATGCACAAAAAACAGCGTTCCATGTACACGTTTTGGGGTTATGTTGATACACGTGCAGGCCATCGCATAGACAGTAAGTCGGTGAAGCTCTTAGCCTTTATCGCCTTATGCCGGTTTTGCATATAGGCAACGTTACAAGGCTTACATCGTGTAATGCTTTTGGCTTGTGGGTTTACTTTGCAGATGGTACAGAGCTTAGTCATCGCTACTGCCCCATACGTCACGCTTGATCTGCACAAAGTCAGCTAGAACTTTGTCCTCGTTGGCATTGCGCTCGTTGTAGTGGGTTAGGATTATTGGCTCAAGCATTTCCTGTACCCGCTGCATGACTTCGTTTGCCGTTAGCATAGGGGGGGGGTAGCTGCGTTGATACGGATTCGATCATGTTTGTCATAGTGTCACCAATTATGTTGATAGCTTCGACAATCGCTGTTATGGGTGACAAATTCCATAAGGCTTTCCGTGAGTGGCGTGGTATTCTTCAACTGCATTATAAACATCAGCATTCCTGCCAATTGAGAATTCAGCTCCGTTAAATTTGAATTTAACATATGCAACATCCCATTTTTCAGCCTTAATTTTTGCATCAGTAACGGCGCTTTCTATGTCCGTTCCCGCAAGAAATTCTACTTCTATACACATTGAGCTTTTCATGTCATTTTCTCCATTATGTCGATAAACACATCAACATTAGACTCGTTTCTACTTGCTTGTGGTCACAATTCAAGCGCACAAGGCTATACTGCCAAGCCGATTTACCTTTAGGCGCTTTACCGATTAACGAAACGCCTTGAGCTAGTAGTTTAGGCCGCACAGAGTCCCGTATACGGGCTGATATAGCACTCTCAGAATGCCATGCTCCAAACTGTTCTACTATCGCCTCCCTGATTTCGTGGAGGTACATAGGCCGGTTCTGTTGTTTAAGTACGGCCTCTATCTGGATTGCTGCGCTCATATCTATCTCCTTGACTCTAATAGCTTCTGTCTTTCTGTCAGCTTGCACTCTTTGCATACCTTGTCCGGGATGCGCTCGCGGTTGGTGCCAAAGCAGCTCACATGCAGTATCCGCTTGCAGGGCTTGCAGATCCGCAACGGTTCGTCGTCGTACATGCCAAGCTCCTGCGATAAGCGGGTCAGCTCGTTCAATGCTTCAATGCGCGGTATCATAGCCACGCCTTTTTTAGCCAGCTATTCATCAGACTGCAAAACCCCTGCATATGCTCGTTACGCACCGCTGAATTAGCCCGCATGATTCTTGACTCTTCAGCACAAACCATGCACCGGCGTACACCGCGTTTCTTACTGTACGCACTGATAGGCTTCTCTACGTCACACACAGAGCATACGCGCCCAACGGCAGCGGCTCTAGCAACGTGGTAAGCCTTGCTGCACAGATGGCAGTATCCGTCTGGTTTGAAGTTAGCGCGGTTCTTGTTTTCCTTGCACTTTGGGCATTTTTTCAGCATCGTACTCACGGCTTTAGTCCTTGCGCAGTACGCGCTTTCAAGAATCCGAATATGTGGGCATTGTGCGGGAAAGTCTCAGCGGCACAGTCCAGAGCGTTAATCACACTTTCGCGTCGAGTGTGACCTGTGCCAAGCACTGATCTGCGACCATTCACGCGGATTAAATGCTCATAGTCCCCCATGTAATTACTCTGCTTCTTTGTCATGTTTCACATCCTCTAGTTCATACTCTGCCCGCATCAGGTGAGCAAGCCGTTTGATTTCATCTGCTTTGGTTGCTGGTATCCATAACTCGACGGTTATCAGCCCCTTGTTTTTCTGCTTTAGCGCGTACCTATCGACAGCTACACGCTGAGACAGTGGTGTTAGGTGCGTCATAGCTTTTCCTCGATCCATGCGCAGAGCTTTTTGTACTCATCGCAGAATCCATCGCTTATCATGTCGTACACGTCGATACCGTCTTTAGTGATGCTGATTAGGTCATAGTCGTTATCACCAGCAGGCGCGCTACCATTGTCGCCGTTGTATTCGGGTTCGCCAGCTTCAAAGGCTACCTCTACTACAATCCAGTGCTTGCCAAATGGGTAAAGGTCGATTTCGTAATTCAGTTTAGTAGTCATAAAAAACCTCCAGTTTGTGAAACGATACCAACGCACACAACCACAAGCGTAATGACGCAGAGGATGGCAACATAGCCAACGTACTCCAGGAATGATGGCTGCTTTACTACAGCCGGTTTGTTTGATGGGTGCATATTGCGAAAATCGTGAGTGTTCATGCTGCCACCACTGAAACAAGGTAGTCATCAACCATGACGCATCCCTTTCCTGCTATTATCAGATTGTCAATTAACAGGCTGCCTATTCCGTCATCATCACAAACAATAACAGCGCATATTGCGCGAGATAACACTTTCTTATCGTCGGATTCAATGTTGGCGATAGTGCAGCCGCAGATATTTATATTGATTTTCATGATGCTCTCCTTGGTTGATGTAGCCATTAGAATCTAATCCGTTTAGCTGCTCAATAGTGGATTATACCTATGTGCAGATGTACAGTATCGAAGGCTCAGATAGCAATAATTGTACGCTGTCAATTGCGGAAATCCACTATAAAACAAGGCATTTATTGTGTATAATTGCGTTGTGATTTTAGTGGATCACATTCTGTTTCAAAGCTACTTGTATAGAAAAAGGCTGGCGGTTCTTAGAAGGCCGCTAGCTTATTTTAACCACTACAGAATGCTAGACATTTGCACCATTGCAGTAGCCGAAAGGCGCGAGGGCGTGGATAAGCTGAATTAACAGCGTGCCGCATAGCGCAATGGTCACGCCTATATCCAAGCAAGTGTTTAGCCTTGTGTGGTGAGTGTTCCCTAGCCGAGTTCACTGTGGGTATCGGCCATCACGCTTAAATAAGAATCGCCGCCTGATTCCGTGCAGCTCTTAGGAGGAGCGGAATGATACTGCAAATAAGCCCGCATACAGGCGCTGCGGCACTAATTAAGGAGAATCACATGCTATCCCCACTATCAATACTTATCCTAGCAGGTCTTACTATAGGGGCTATCCTATTGGTATCAGGCTATCTTATGTTCATGGATGGCGCTAAACAATATCAGCATCCCGAGATGAAACGAGAGCTGCACAGTGAGCAGCGCGGCAAGGATGTTTTCTACAGCTTGAAGGATGCGGATGAGTGATGCCTGAATTTATGTGTTACAAATGTTTCGCTTTCCAAACTATTAAAGAGATGCAGTCTTGGCCGCCAGTTAAGGGAGTGGCTCGCTGGGCAACCAATGCTATGAAATGCTGTTTTCAATGCGGCGGTAAAGTTTTTATTCCTAGGTGTAATCCACTATATACCTCCACAGAGTAAAGTAGAGAATAGCGGAAAAGGAGAGAGTTATGAAAAAGAATAAGTGGATAGGATGGGAGGGAGGGAATTGTCCAGTGCCGCGTGTAACGTCAGTTGTGGTAATGTTTGGCAATGGCGATATTCAATATGGTGACATTGCGGGCGATCATTTTTGGAGTCACTGCGGTGATTCTGACGAAGAAATTACCACTATCGACATACTCGCCTACCGGGTGGCTGAATAATGTTAATCCTCACCCGATACAACAACCAGCGCATAGTAGTGATAGCGCCTGATAAGAGCGAGCTGTGGATTGAGGCAACCAATGAAGGATTGAGGCTGCATAAAGTTTTCGATGATGATTTTACAAAATGGGAAGGTAGATCAAATGAGCACGGACGTGATGCGGCGATGCTGATTTATGGGCGGTAATGATTCGGGGTATTTGGCTTGAAGCTAATCAAGCCGATCAATTCAGGCGCAAATAAAGAGAAAGCGCTTGCGGTAATTGACAGCCTCAAAGCAGCGGTTGAATCGGGCGACGTTGCAGGGTTTGCATGTATAACAATATCAAAAGCTGACAAATTAGAAGTTTATGTTGGAAACGTTACCGGAATTAAAAACTTGAGATTTGCAGGGGCGGCAAGCTATTTGCTGAACGAATTTTTAAATGGCGAATGATTCGGGGGAATCAAAATGCAGTCAGCGCAAGAAAATGCAGTTATGCCATACTTTTCAGCAGCTCACGCTATCCGCTGTGCTTTTTCTTCGCCTGTTGCGCATGTAGGGCAAACGCTTGAGCCCAGAGTGGGGGTGATGAGCACAACATCCGGATCAACATCACCACAGAGCATCGCGCTAGTTAAGGAGAAGAAGAAATGAATGCTGATGAAATAAAACAATTTCTGGGCGCTAAAGACGAGGGAATGTCAAAGGAGTCGCTTGATGAGGCCGTCAATAATCTTAAACAAGCCATTGACTCGGATATTCTTTCTGCTGTGTCGATAATGTCAAAACAGCCAGTTCCTGATAATGGTAGAATTTTATGGGATGGGGAAAGGTTTATAAGCCAATGAAGCGCATACTGAAAAGCATAGTAGAGTTTCTTGGGTTTGCTGGTGATTGTATATGCCCGTCCTATTATGTTTTCGATGGCAAGCTTAAACCGATAACCAAGCTAGAGTACGATCTTTATCTTAGAGGATATAACCATGAAAAACCTACTACTAACCCTTACGCTACTTACCTTTGCATCAACGGTAACGGCAGTTGATGCTCCTAAACAGTCAAGGCTTTTCATGATTGACTACAAGTGCCAAGCTGATTGTATGGCAAAAGGCTATATTTATCAGTATTGCCAGCGTATTTGCAGTTATTGATATGAGCGCACCTAAAGGCATGTTTGATTATGTTGAATGGAGGCTATCAAAAGATAGGCTTTGGCCGTATGTAGGGGAGGTCGAGCCAAGTAATGTATCCGTTAATAATTTCCTTAAAAATTATACGGTTGATAATTTCTGGATAGATAAGAATGGCGCTATTCATATTGGCACGACTAAGATAGAAGCGGATAAAAAGCCATCTTTTTTCTCCAAATTGCTAGGGTTATTATTTAGTGCTACAATCCACCCGAACAAACAGCCGCGTAGACGCGAGAAGGTAGTGAGTGGCGAAAGATTCAACCACTATTAAGACAAAGAATAGACAGGTTAGGCAAGAGGCTCTGCGCGAGAAATTAGCAGCAGGTGGTCATGTTCAGCATGTTGTTGATATTGCTAAACAAATAGCAGACCCGCTTAAAGACCTTGATGCTCTTATGGTTACTCGCTTGAAGTATGCGGCTGATATACATTGTAAGCTGATTAACAAGTACCTTCCTGACCTGAAAAGCACAGAGATAACAACAGAAACCGATGAGGACGGAAAGCCAACAGGCATCCGCGTCATGTTTGTCAACCCTGACAGTAAAGCTACCAGCTAAACTACACGCTGTATTCTCTCCCGACTATGTGCGCTATCGTTGCGCCTATGGCGGAAGGGGAAGCGGTAAGACTATGGGCTTTGCACAGATGGCTATTGTGCGAGCTTATAGCAGTAAGGTTCGCATAGTGTGCGCTAGGGAGATACTTAACTCTATCCGTGAGTCAGTACACTCTGAGCTGTGTTATGCGGTGGAAGCATTAGGGCTATCTGATTACTTCGAGTGCGGATCAACCTATATCAAGTGCAGGACAACAGGCAGCGAGATTATGTACGCAGGTCTGTATAGGAATCTTGATAACCTTAAAGGTTTAGGCCAGATTGATATATGTTGGATAGATGAGGCAGAGAGCGTATCAGAGGCCAGCTATACAAAGCTGATACCCTCTATTCGTGCTGATAAGTCAGAGATATGGGCAACATGGAATCCAGAGCGCATAGATTCTGCCACTAGAAACCGATTTATTATTAACCCGCCTCAGTCGATTGCTATCACTCAGATCAACTGGCGAGACAATCCTTGGTTTCCTGCTGTTCTGGAAGAAGAAAGGATAGAGCTGGAGTCAAGGGATAAAGACGCTTATCTACACGTATGGGAAGGTCAGTGTACTACTCGTTCAGATGCGCAGATTATGGCAGGACGTTGGGAGATTAAGGAGTTTGACCATAACGACTGGTTAGAGAAGCCGTTATTCGGCGCTGACTGGGGATTCAGTATTGATCCTACAACGCTCCTAAAGAGCTATGTAAAAAATCAGTGTTTATGGATTACTGATGAGGCGTATGGTCGAGGCGTGGACTTGTTAGACCTTCCTGCCCTGTTTGATACTGTGCCAGAAAGCAGGCAGCATACAATATATGCCGATAATGCAAGACCTGAGACTATCAGCTATATGCAGGGCGCTGGATTCAAGATTGTAGCCTGTGACAAGTGGAAAGGTAGTGTAGAGGACGGCATAGCGCATATGAGAGGCGCTTACGATATGATCTACATACACCCGCGCTGTGTTAACACTATCAGCGAGTTCAGCATGTACAGTTACAAGATAGACAAGCACACAGAAAAGCCTACCAGTGATATTATAGACGCGCATAACCACTGTATTGACGCTCAGAGATATGCGTTAGGCAATCGTATACAGAGAAAGAATACCAAGCCAGCAGTCAAAGCCAGTGTGATTCCTACTAAACATCACTGGAATTAGTTGTGGTATTATCCGCCCGATTATCAACAATGACTGGAGAGCAACATGGCAACGCGATTTGACCCAAGCAATACAGACCTGAAAACAGGCAAGCCAAAACCAAAGATTATTATCGGCGTTAATACTCCAGCCGATAAGTACGTTCCGCCAAAGCCTGATAAGCAGGTAATTGTTACCGCTAAAGCCAAGCCAGCTAGCGCCCCTGTTAAGAAGCCTGCTCCTGTAGCTAAAGCCGCTGCCGGTGAAGGTATCCGTGAAGCGATTACAGCTACCAAGCGCCGTGAGAAAGAAGCAGGGCTAGACTGATTACTTGGCTCTGCGCTTCTGTTCGTCTTTGAGCGTTTCGATAGCTTCGAGGTAGGTAATCTGTTCGTCTTCAAGCTGTTCGTCAGTCCAGTCTTGTAGTAGGTCTGGTAATGGGGCCGCGGTTGCCACGGAGTATTTATCTACATGCTGATAATGCTGTATGGCAATAGCCGAGACAGAAAGAATTGCTATTACTAGGATTGCGATTGCTGTTTTCATGATGATCTCCTTGTTTGCATTGAAGTAACAGTAATGCAGGAAAATGGGGAAGTATTTAGTGGATAATACGTATTGTTGTACCGAAAAAAATTCTATTGCGTAATAATTAGGTATATGCCACTATTGCGCAGGTAAATATCAGGCGGTTTCGATGGCTAGAGTTGGCAAAGCAGAAAGACTACGCAAGATTCACGATGAGTCTTTACGCGCTTTCAACATGGTTCAATCCTCTGTTCGCATGGATAGGCTAGAGTGTTTGGCAGACCGTCGATTCTGTTATATCGCTGGAGCGCAATGGGAAGGCTCGCTCGCTAGGCAGTTCCAGAACAAGCCAAGGTTTGAAGTCAACAAAGTACAAGGCGCTGTAAAGCGAGCCAAGAATGAATACAGGGCTAATCGGATAGGTGTTAAGTTTATCCCGCGTGATGGCTCTAAAGACGATAAGCTGACCGATGCGTGTAACGGCTTGTATCGTGCAGATGAGCAAGACTCTACTGCTGATGAGGCTTATGACAATGCCTTTGATGAGGGCATAACAGGTGGCATCGGTGCATGGCGTTTACGCGCTGTGCTTGAGGATGAGTATAGCGATAATGAATATCAGCGCATCCGCATGGAGCCGATATTTGACGCTGACTCTACAGTATTCTTTGATCGTGATGCCAAGCGACAAGACAAGTCAGATGCAAAGCATTGCTGGGTTCTAGTGCCAATGACGTGGGATTCCTACGTTGCTGAATACGGTGACGATCCAACTACATGGCCTAAAGAAGTCCACCTTACAGAATTTGACTGGTATATCTTTAACGACACTGTCTATGTTGCCGAGTATTACAGGGTTGAGTCTATCAATGAGATTCGCCATGTGTATAGGTCTGCTACTGGAGAAGAAGAGGCGACATACACTAAGGATGATTTCGAAGAAGACGAAGAATTACTTGATCGCTTAGTTGCTACTGGCTGGGCTGAGGTAAGGCGCGATAAAGTAAAATGCAAAAAGATTCACAAGTATTTAATGTCAGGCGGAAAGATTCTTGAAGACCAAGGATACATTGCCGGCAATAATATCCCCATCGTGCCTTTCTTTGCTGACCGTCAGATTATCGACAATGTTGAACGCTGCCAAGGCATTGTGCGCATAGCAAAAGACTCGCAGCGCATTAAGAATATGCAGCTCAGTAAGTTGGCTGAAATATCTGCTAAGTCCACAGTTGAAAAACCTATCTTTGACCCTGAACAGATAACGGGGTTCGAGGTTATGTGGGCAGAAGACAACATTGCAGATAACCCTTATTTGCTGGCTCGCCCTGTTACTGATGCCGCCGGTACACCGGTTATGTTGGGGCCGCCTGCTTATACCAAAGTCCCAAATATCCCGCCTGCAATGGCGGCGTTGATTCAGGTCACCGATACGGACATGAAGGACTTGTTAGGCTCAGATCAATCAATGGATAACATGCCAGCTAATCAGGCTGGCGTGGCTGTTGAAATGGTGCAAAACAAGATAGACATGGGCAATTTTATTCTCATGTCCAACTTTGCCAAAGCGGTTAAACGCTCTGGTGAAATCTGGCTTGGCATGATGAAAGACATTGCTGTCGAAGCTGGCAGAAAAATGAAGACCATGACTGAGCAGGGAGAAGTTGGGCAGATTGAATTGATGCGCCCTATGCTTGATGCTGTTACGGGTGCGACTACTTACGAAAATGATTTAGGCAATAGCAGCCTTGAGGTTTATGTAGAAGTCGGACCATCTAGCAGCTCACGCCGTAATTCTACCGTCCGCGCTTTGACTCAAATGATGACCATTACACAAGACCCTGAAATGTTGCAGGTTCTAGGCTCTATGGCAATGATGAACATGGAGGGAGAAGGCATTGAGGATGTGCGTAACTGGTTCAGGCAAAAAATGCTCCGCATGGGCGTTGTTACTCCTACCGAGGAAGAGAAGCAGATATTGGCAGATCAGCAAGCTCAAGAAGCACAGCAACCGCCTGACGCTAATACGCAGTTCCTTCAAGCGTCTGCCAACAAGGCCAATGCCGATGCTCAAGGCTCGCAAGCCAAAACGCAGCTTACTCTCACTCAAGTCGAGAAGACTGCTGCTGAGACCCAAAAGATCATTGCTGAAACCGACCTTGATAAACAGGATGGTTTTGGCAAACAACTAGACAATCTTGACAGGGCAGAGATTGCTATGTCGGGTGGGCAATCCGGTCAGCCTAAAATGACTGAGCAACCAGAAGGTAAAGAAGATGCAAACAGAGCTAGCGATACTCGTATAAACCACTATATACACTATCTACTTTTTTCACGCAACTGTTTTTTGTAGGCAATAACTTTGGACATATCGCCAGACTTCACGCCCTCTT